CCGCCAATCATGGTACGAAGCTTCCCCTATTTCACCACCAATCCTTAACACCTGGAGCGGAAAATGAATATCAAGAGCTGGCTAACCAAGGAACAAGAGGAAGACTTAAACTTCGAGATGCCCATCCCAAGGACAGCGAAACTCCCCGATCTAACACCTGCACCACAGCCTAAGCCAATCTCACAAGATCAGGCCCTTATCTCCCGTGCTCTAGCTGCTGCTAGTGAGCAGGCCCCACAGTCCTCGGTCCTCCAAAGTGAGCCTACTTTACCCTCTTTCAACAGGAGGCCATGGTGAGTGAGGAACTCTTTCTTATTGCCCATAAAGTTAGGGGCGAACCTGCCTTCGACATAGCGCATCAGATGCTTATGGACGGTGAGGTTGCCTGGATTACTACAACGTATGGGCATAGGGCTTACCCTTGGAAGTGGTGGAAGCTGGATGATCTAGCGGATGTTAGCGATCATCCACACCAACAGCCGTATGATGTTATTGCATACGATATGGCCATGCCCCCGGATCTTCCTGAGCATTTCGAAGTCTCAGCGGCTCCGAAGGGAAAGGGATCAGGAACCTCAGGCAAAGACCTGCTTGCGAAGCTAGGGCTGATAAAGCACGTGGAACCAATGTCAAGGAGGTCGTGGTGACTGAACCTGCTCAACAACCTGCTCCAAGGGCTGCTGGCTCTAGACCGACGATAACGGTGGTCTATAAGCGTAACACCATTGATGGCACACCGAACGAGAGCTATCACGTCATTCGGATCGTTAACTCCCTTGATTACTATCCTGGAGATATTCTCACAAGAACGGATGTGGAGAGGATCTATGCTGAGGGTGGATGGGAGTTGATAGTAGAATGACCAAACCCACACCGGCACAGATCATCAAGACGTTTTGGTCAAGTTTCAAAGAAGGTGCCTATCGAGAGTGTGTGAGGCTGCAACCAATCATTGTCTACGCCAGCTTCTTTCTACTCCTTTATCTTGTGTGGAGAAAACAATGAACCCCACACCGGCACAGATCGAGGCGGCACTAAGAGAGTTGAATAGGCAAATCCCGCCGGATGGGCAGATAGAAGCATGGGACGAAGTAGTCAGGATCGCCCTCACCGCCGCTGCGGAGGTTGGAGAGCAAGACCCGGCGGTGGAATGGGTAGAGCGTGTTAAGCATTTCGAAGCTGCGGACAGACAACTAAAGAACGCCACCATCGAACGCTGCGCACAGGTGGCTAAGAATTGGGACGGGTATGGTGATCCAAGGGACGGAATCGCCGCCGCCATCCGTGCGCTGAAGGACGACTTCCCACGTGAGCGCACTGTTATAGGCGTGGAATGGGATAATAAGCCATGACCGTCCCCACCCGAGGCGAAATCTATGTCAAACTCATGGAGTGTGTTCGCATGGCGGAAGAACACTCAGCTATGATGGCTCACCTTCACAATACAGAGGACAACAGCAAAGACAAGTTATTGGCTAAAGGTTGGCTAGGCATTAGCGAAATGTTTCGTTTAATAGGTATCAAAGTCACCCACATGGCGCAAGGACGCCTGCAATGAACGGACTCCCTTCCCCTACCGATGAACAACTCTCCATCCTCGCCAAAATAAAGGACACCAATGACAACCTCCTTATCAACTCGTTTGCAGGCACTGGAAAGACAACGACCCTCGAACTCATCCAAGAAGTCTTTGGCTCTCTTGCCATTCTCTACCTCTGCTTTAACACGAGAGTTGCTAAGGAGGCTCAAGGTAAATTCCCATCTACGACGCTCGTTAGGACATTCAATTCTCACGGACATAGAATTTGGATGCAAACATGTCCTGGTAAGCTTACGGTTAATAGAAAGAAAACGCAAGAGAACTTGGCGGCGTTCATTAAAACGGCACCATACGACGCACAAGGACCAATCTGGGACAGCTTCTGGGATATTGTTGATGCAGTCGCTAGAGCCAAGGCGATTGGATACGTTCCTGAAGGCAAGTACCCCACCGCAAGAAGATTGATTACCCGAGAGGACTTCCATGCCTCCCTCGACCAAGAGCCAGATGACCTGGTTGCAGACCTCGTCGATGAAGCCTTATTTACATCCATCCAGCAAGCCTATAAGGGGTACATTGACTTTAACGATCAAATTTACATGCCCGCGCTTTTCGGAAGCACGAACTCTAATTTCCCAGTTGTCAAGGTGGACGAAACGCAAGACCTCAACCCATGTAACCACGCATTGTTGGATCAGCTCGTTAAACACCGCCTTGTGGCAGTTGGGGACCCTTTCCAGTCAATTTATGGTTTTAGAGGGGCGTTGCAAGGTGGTATGGCTGCGCTCAAGGAGAAGTTCAAAATGGTCGAATGCGACCTATCTATCTCCTTCCGCTGTCCACAGGCGGTTGTCGAAGCGGCGAGGTGGAGGGTCCCGGCGTTCAAGTGGGTAAAGCCAGGTGGTCATGTCGAAGTTCTCAAGAAGGCCAAACAAAGTAGTATACCGGACGACGTTGACGAGGATGGAAACCCAACGACGGCCATTATCTGTCGCAATAATGCGCCTCTTTTTAAGGTTGCTCTACACCTGCTTATGGCTAGGCGTAGCGTTAGTGTGGCTGGTAGCGATGTTGGGCCCAAAGTGGTTGGGATTATGAAGAAGTTGGGGGATACGGACATGTCACGTAGCACTGTCTTAGACCTTATCAACGAGTGGCGATATGAACGATTGGATAAGAAATCCACTACAGCGAATGATATCGCTGATTGTATGCAGGTCTTTGCTAATTGGGGAGATACGCTAGGAGAAGCGATTGCTTACGCTGAACATCTATTCAAGCAGACTGGGACCATCCAACTCATGACAGGACATAAAGCCAAGGGTCTAGAGTTCAATACCGTCTATCACCTCGATCCTTGGCTTATCCGAGACGACAACGAACAGGAACTGAACCTTCGTTATGTAATTACCACCCGAGCAAAGGAACGGCTCTTTGAGATAAACTCCCTAGACATAGAGTGGTAGAAAGGAGGTAATAATGACCCTACCAACGCATCGAGTATCATACCAAGTAGAATACGACATCCTCGATAAAGCCGTCGGGGACGAACTGGGTGCACGTATTCGGATGCCTTCCATTGAGTCCGCTACACATCTGCGATCAAGAATTCACCAAGCTAGAAAGATCGATCGGCAGGAGAATACAGAGGCCTATGACGAAGGCGAACCCATGCACGGGCAGTCGGTTTACGACAAGCTAGTATGTCGTATTCGTCAAAAGAACGGCAAAGTCTACCTCTACATAGAGCAGCGCAGCGCTGAGAGCTTCGAAATTGAACCCCTTAGCGCTGATAATGATGAAACCGAGGCCCACAAGCCACCTCTGTCGCTTCAAGAAGTTGTAGTAGCAGAGGTTATCAAACGAAGGAAGTTCTAATGTCCGGCAATCCCTCTGACGATATCCTCCTTGCGGTATGGAAACGTGCGTTAGAGGAGGAAATCGGTATCTGTATTATAGTAACAGAGAACGAACGGCGCTGGTTCGTTAACAATCTCTACCGTGTGCGGCAGGAATTTGGTGACGAGGATATAGAAGCTCTGATCATCTTCCAACCGCCGAAGGAAGACGAGATATTCCTATGCAAAAAGCAGACGAACCTTTAATACGCACGACGATCAATCTGTACGAAAAGGATTATCATATCCTCAAAAAACGTTATAGTTGGGGATGGAGTGAGATAGTCAGGGATAAGATAAGAGAATGGTTGAGAAAGGAGCAACTCGATGAGTGAAGGAAATGAAATAGACCTCTTAATGGACCTCGATCCGGTGGAAATGTCGGAAAGGGACATTGATGATATCATAACATACATTCGACAGCAACGAGCTAACTTTGAGAAAGGAATCAAGCCAAAGAAAGCCGAAGGGCCGAAGCGGACCATTGACCTAGCAGCGTTAGGTATATCAAAGAAAGCTACTGAACCACCCCCACCTCCTATGTCTAGAAGGAGGTTCTAATGGCGGCTAACTATGAAGACCTCGATATCATTTGTGGAACGTGTGGTAAGCTAATGCGCTGCATTGGAGAGTGGCCAGTTCAATTCCCAAGGGATACAGATGCAGCAAAGAACCTTCAGCAAATCACTCGTTACATATGTGAGACGTGTAGGCTGCCACATCCTGACTACGCTAAAGGAACCGTAGTCGGTATAAACATTATAAGAGGAGTAACCAATGTCTGACCTCATCCGACACCTCCAAGGAGCAGGGTTAAACCCTGTTGTGATCGATGAGACGACTGTCTTTCCATCCACATCACCATTCCTTCCAGGGACTAATATCCAATTCGCATGGGATAGCACGTCCATCGGCTACCTCAAAACCTGCCCCCGCCTCTACTACTACATCATGATCGAAGGCTGGACAGGTAAAGGCGAGAGCATCCATCTCCGGTTCGGAATAGAATACCACAAATCCCTTGAGGGCTACGACCGTCTCCGAGCCCAAGGAGCATCCCATGCAGACGCAGTACATGATACTGTCCGACAGTTGCTCATTAGAACAGCTGATTATGCACCTCCAGACGATGACGGGACTCGTGGAGAGCGACTTAAGACTAAACAGGCACTTGTACGAACCGTCGTTTGGTATCTCGATCAGTTTAAAGATGACCCCGCTACCACCCTCATCCTCAACAACGGACAGCCTGCGGTAGAACTGTCTTTCCAATTCGACATGGATTGGGGACCGGGGAATAACTCAGTCCAACCCTACGTTCTTTGTGGGCACCTGGATCGTGTAGTTGACTATATGGACTCCGTCTTCGTTATGGATCGTAAGACAACGACCACCACCCCTTCAGCCTACTACTTCAACTCCTTCGAACCCAATAACCAAATGTCACTCTACACCCTCGCTTCCAAGGTCATCCTCGAGTCTCCAATCAAAGGGGTCATCATCGATGCTGCGCAAATTCTTGCAGATAGTAGTCGCTTTGTCCGCGGTTTTACTTATCGTACTGATGACCAATTGGAGGAGTTCGTCTCTGATTTGGAGTATTGGTTTAATCAGGCCGAAGCTTACGCAGAGGCAGATTACTGGCCGATGAACGATACGGCGTGTGATAAGTATGGTGGATGTAGGTTCAGAGATATCTGTTCCAAGTCTCCGTCTGTCCGTGAACAGTTCCTCAAGTCAGCGTTTGAAAAGGATATTGAGAACCGATGGAACCCATTGAAGGTGCGATAAAGGGAAACCGGGTCATCTTGATGATCGGCAAGTACCGAGTAATCGATCGTCAGAATAACCTAATGAAACTCGCCCTAGGCGGTTCCACAACCATGACCATTCTCCTTCCCGATAACGTAGATGTCAAAGCAGGAGACATTTTAACACTCTACACCGAGGTCCTTTATGCCAACCCTAGCCCACCACCAATCCAATGAATTCACCAAGCTCCTTATCGAAGGTGACAGCGGATCAGGAAAGACTGGATCGCTCACTCCGCTTGTTACAGCAGGATATAAACTCCGCATTCTCGACATGGACAATGGGCTTGAACCACTCAAGCAATTTATACTTCGAGAATGCCCGGATAAGATTGAGAACGTTGAGTTTAGAACTCTTCGTGATAAGAGGAAAGCTTCGCCGATTGGACCCATTATCGATGGACAGCCAAAGGCCTTCATCAGCGCCTTGAATATGCTGGATAGATGGAAGTACAAGAATGAAGATGGAAGTGAAACAGATCTTGGTATACCAGCCGAATGGGGACCGGATTGTATTCTTGTCATCGACTCCCTCACTTTTCTCGCTGATGCTGCCTTTGATTTCAGAGAGCCACTCACACCGAAGAGCAAGACCAGCGGCCAATTCGATATCCGTGCGGTCTACAAGGACGCCCAGGATGCGATCGAGAACGTCCTTGCGCTGCTAACCTCAGAGAGCTTCAAAACCAATGTCATTGTCATTTCGCATATTCGGTACGTCGATAACCCTGATGGCACAAAGAAAGGCTATCCCACAGCAGTTGGGTCAGCTCTCAGTCCACAGATACCTCGTTATTTTAATAGCGTCGCACTCTGCCAAACATCAGCCGGCGGTAAGCGAACCATCCAAACTGCCGCAACAGCAATGATCGATCTAAAGAACCCCAAGCCCTTTGCAATGGCCTCATCCTATCCAATCGAGGTCGGGCTAGCGGAGTTCTTCAAAGTCTTGCGCGAACAACCAAAGGAGGTAGCACCGACACAGATAAAACCACGTACACTTACGCTGAAGAGAATATAACTGAACCGAAATGAACCGAAAGGAAATGAAAGATGGCTGAAGCTACATTTGGCTCTATCCTAGATAAGCCAGCTACTGATGTAGAACGCCCTAAGCCTCTCCCTCAAGGGATTTACCACTGCGTCGTCGATGGTCAATATAGAGAGGGGACTTCGTCGAAGAAAGGTACGGAGTTTATTGAGTATACGCTAAAGCCTGTAGCGGCTGTAGAGGTGAATGATGATGAACTCAAGGCATCTCTCACAGGCGCTAACGGGAGTGTCAAGGCACTCACGGATAAACGTCTTCGGTTAACTTTCTATCTCACCGAAGACTCCTTATTCCGCCTTCGAGACTTCCTTGTCAATGACTTGCAGATTACACAAGGAAAGAAGCATATTCGCCAGCTTATTGGCGAAGCGCAGAACAGACAGGTGCTTGTTCAAGTGAAGCACTTCCCGTCTGATGATGGGCTGAGCATGTTTGCTAACATCGTCAAGACAGCGCCTGTCGCTGAGTAAGACTACGGCCGCCCGAACACCAACCGTAGTCTGAAGGTAGCCGAGGGCAGAAGCCAACAACTGCCCTCGGTTGCTGACCCAAGGAGGAGTCCGTGAATGAAATCTGCATCGTTGGTGAAGCCTTCGGCGAAACCGAAGAAAGAGAAAAAGCCCCCTTCGTCGGTGCTTCCGGCTATCTCCTCACTAGGATGTTGGATGAGGCCGGGATCCAAAGGGCGGATTGTTACCTTACAAACGTTTTCAATCTTAGGCCGAAAGGTAATAAGGTTGAAGCTTTCTGCGGCCCAAAGTCGCAGGGTATTAAAGGCTATCCCGCACTTATCAAGGGAAAATACGTGGCCGAACGCTTCATCCCCGAGCTTGAAAGGTTAGGTAATGAACTCGTCGCTGTTAATCCTAACCTTATCATTGCTCTTGGCAACACTCCTCTTTG